ATCTTCAGGCGGTATCAATAGTTCAGTAACAGTAACCCTACCAGCGTCACCTGCTATTGGTAATGAAGTTACCTTTATTGATAGTGGAAACAATGTTAACTCTAACAATCTTACAATTGCAAGAAACGGCTCAAATATATTAGGAGCAGCTTCTAATTTAGTAGTCAGTGTAAATGGCGCAGCTTTTACTTTAGTGTATGTAAATGCAACAAGAGGCTGGGCATACAAAGATAAAATATAGGAGCTATCAGATGGCTCTAGTTGAGTACAAATTTCTCCCTGGAATAGACAAACAATCTTCTGACTCTGGAGCAGAAAACCGTTGGGTTGATTCTGACAATGTTAGATTTAGATATGGTTTACCAGAAAAAGTAGGTGGATGGTCCTCTCTTGTTACAGATACAATAGTGGGTGTATCAAGAGCAATGCATGCTTTTACAGATCTAACAGGTAATAGATACGTTGCCATAGGAACAGATAAATTTTTATTAATATACTTTGAAGGTAAACTTCATGATGTTACACCATTAAAAACAACATTAACGTCTGCAACAATTGCAACAACAAGTGGATCACCTACGTGTACAATTACAAAAGCAGCACATAATTTATCTGTTGGAGATATTGTACAATTAGATAATGTTACTTTACCAGGCGGTACAGGTTATCAAAATACTGACTTCGAAGATAAAAACTTTCAAGTTATAACAGTACCTACAACAGGTACGTTTACAATTACACAATCATCTAATGCATCAGGCACAGTATCTACTGGCGGTAGTTTAAGTTTAAAACCTTATGAACCTGTAGGACCAAGAGCACAAACATATGGTTATGGTTGGGGTGTTGCTGGCTGGGGTGATGGTAACTGGGGTGAAGCTGCAACAGCTTCTGACGTATCTCTAGAACCAGGACTATGGTCATTAGATAATTTTGGAGAAGTATTAATTGCAACTATTGCAAACGGTAAAACATTTACATGGAACGGTGGTGCAGCATCTGCATTAAATAATCGTGCATCAACTACAACAACAAATTTTGAAACTAATAATAACCCAACAGCAAGTAGAATTACACTTGTGTCACCAACAACTAGACACTTAATACATCTTGCAACAGAAACAACTATTGGTAACACAGCAACACAAGATGACATGTTTATAAGATTTTCTGATCAAGAAGGTATTAATACTTATGCACCTACTGCGATAAATACTGCAGGCACACAAAGACTACAAGATGGTACAAAAATTATGGGTGCACTAAAAGCAAAAGAAACTATTTTAATTTTTACAGATAATGCGTTGTATACCATGAAATTTGTTGGAGCTCCGTTTACATTTGGATTTGAACAGGTAGGTACAAACTGTGGTTTAATAGGAAAAAATTCAGCTGTTGAAATAGATGGTGTTGCTTACTGGATGTCACCTAAAGGTTTTTTTGCATTTGATGGTACAGTAAAATCTTTACCTTGTACTGTTGAGGACCATGTATTTGAAAACATTGACACTACAAAAGGACAACAAGTAAATGCAGGATTAAATAATTTATTTACAGAAGTTGTTTGGTGGTATCCAAGTGCGGGTTCTGATTACAACGATAAATATGTAGTGCTTAATTTTGGTGAGTCTGCATTAACTAGAGTTGTGGGTGGTGTTTGGTACACAGGAACAGAAGCTAGAACTAGTTGGGTAGATGCAACAATATATCCAAAACCTTTTGCAACTAAATATGATGTAAATTCTTCAGGTACATTTCCTGTTATTGTAGGTCAATCAGGACTAGGACAAACTACATTATTTGAGCACGAAGTAGGCACAGATCAAGTAAATCCAAATGGTACAACTACATCGGTTACATCATTTATAAAATCATATGATATAGATATAGAACAAAGATCTAGAAATCCAATAGCACCTGCTGTTGCTGGTGAAGTATTTATGAAAATGAGAAGATTTGTACCCGACTTTAAAACATTACAAGGTAATGCAAAAGTAACATTAGGTATAAAAAGATACCCACAAGAAATTCAAACAAACACGGCATTAAGTCCTTTTACAATTAACTCTAATACAATTAAAAAAGATACTAGAGCTAGAGGAAGATATATAAATATTAAAATAGAAAACGATACAACTAGTGAGTCTTGGAGATTTGGTACTCTTAAACTAGATGTGCAACCAGATGGTAGAAGATAATGACTAAGATAAATATAAGATTACCAGAACCAAAAGAAGAGTATGATGTATCTAACCAAAAACAAATTAACAGAGCTTTAACAATTATGAAGGATCAATTAAATTCTACATTTTTGGATGAAGTAAAACAGGAGCAGGAACGAGTGTCCTGGTTTATAGGTGGCTAACGTATTTACAAACGCTAAAAAAGACTTAACAACTAATGGGGAAACTGTAGTATATACGGTGCCTACATCAACAACCGGTATAGTAAAATCAATATTAGTATCTGAGGACTCGGGGAACGCGGATTCTATAACTTTGACCTTGACAGACGCATCTTCAAATGTATTTAGTTTATATAAAACCAAAGCTGTATCTGCCAATGAGACAATAGAACTGCTGTCACAGCCTATAGTCTTGCAAGAAAGCGAGGTTCTAAAGGCAACTGCAGCCACAGGAAACAGGTTACATATTGTGCTTTCTGTGTTACAAATAAATAGGGAATAATTATGGCTTTTAAAGAAGAAGGATCAGTAGAATATATAGAAGTAGATGGTAAGAAAGTACCAGTAGTTCAGTGTGAAGCTGAAATTGTATTAAGAAACACTCAAACAAATTATGAGTATGGTTCAGACCAAGAGGCTGAGGACGATATTAACAACCCAGATACAGATACACAAAGAGAACACATAACAAGATCTGTTAAAATAAAGGTAGCTAAGATGCCATCGTTAGGTGCATCTTCTGACAAAGATGAGTAAAAAACCATTAAACATATCTGAAGAGGCCGCTGTGCAAATGCCGATGAAGACGGTTGCTAGTTTGATCGCAATGATCGCGGTCGGCACCTGGGCTTATTTTGGTATTCACGAAAAACTAAATCAACACAGCACAAAGATAGAGTTGATGACACAAGACTTAGATCAAAACACAGAATTTAGAATTAAATGGCCACGTGGTCAAGCTGGATCATTGCCCGCGGATCAGGAACAATACATGATGATCGAGGATTTGTACAAGACCACCGATCGTTTAAATAAACATATCGACTCAATGGCTTTAAACAAAGTAAATATTGAGTTTCTACAAAAACAAGTTGAAAAGATGTTAAATGATATTGAAAAATTAAAAGATGCTAATCGTGAGATTGGTTATAAAAATGGGAGTTATCAATAATGGTAGCATTTTATAACGCAGGAGACCAAGCAATATATAATCAGGGCTATAGTTTTATACCTCAAGAAAGATTTAGACTTGGTGACCCTAATCTTGGGGGATCTACTACAACAGCACCAGTTACAGGAGGTATAAATACAGTGCCTATAAACATGGGTGGTGGTGGCGGTGGTATACCTTTTAGCGGAACTACAAGCGATCTAACAACAGACTTTATGAATACAATTACTGACAGACAAAATAGACTTAATAATCCGTCTAGTAAATTTTTAGGTTTTAACACTATGAGAGATCAACAATTAACTGGAGCAGATCTAGGAGAATATATAGGGTCTAATACACCTATACCTCAAGAGATGACTATGATGGGTAAGGTGCAAGATTTTTTAACACCACAATCAGCAGATCAAATTATAGCTGAGGGCTATGAGGAGCCAAGATTTCAACCAGGTATTATATCAGCCATTTTAGGTAAAGTAGATAGATATGGAACATTGCCTAGAGGTGACCAAGCATTTATAGCAAGAAACATGGGCTACACTGGTCCAACAGTATTTGGCGAAAACGCAAGTGGTTTAGGTAAAGACCCGTTTGGTTTAAATGTAAGATCTGGTTTTGGTAATTATGCAGAAAGAGTAGGTGTAGAAGCAGAAAAACTTGGTGCATCGTTAGGTACAGATGGTGCAATAGGTGGTAAAAAAGATTTTCAAGGTGCAACATTTAATCCAGCAACAGGAATGTTTGAAGCTGATGAGGATTCAAATTTAAGCCAAGCACAGATAGATGCATTAAATCAAAGAACTAAAATGGTAAGAGCTAAATATAATTTTTACACGCAAAAAGAAAACGAACGTATAGCTAATGAAAAATTAATGGAACAACAAGCAGCAGCAGCGGCAGCAGCGGCAGCAGCGGCATCTAGAGCAGAATCAAGAAGACAATATGATCCTAATAAACATGGAGGCACTAATTACGGTTTAGGTAGTGATGGTCAACAATCTTATAGTGGTGACGCTGTAGGAGCATCGGGTTTAGGATTTGGTGTTAATGCAACAAGCGGCGGTCCAGTAAGTAATAGAACTGGTAGAGGAAGAACTGATTATATGAATGGAGGACTAGCAAATCTGGTCGATATATATGATTGATTATAACAACAAAACATTATACAAAGAGAATTTAGACTAAATTATGACAATATCTA